CTAACTTTGGAGAAGCCAACTCAATTATGGAGGCCGCTCTAGCCCCCTATATCGAACTCCAGAACGGGGTGCCTCGTATCGCCAACGTCATCATGGACTCCTACGAAGGAGATTCCAACGAGGATTCCGAGATCATCTCTGAAGAGTTTGACTGGATGCTCAAGGAGTGGAACGACCATGCATACAACATGCAACTCATCTCCCGCGAGTTTGTTGGAGATGGAGTTGGTGTAGCTATGTGGCCCGACGAACGCTCCATCTTTTGGGAGCCTTGCGGACTCAAGGACTTCAAGGTGGCCCGCGACACTAAGGTCTCAGACGAATCTATCGAAGTAGCCATCGTCCAACGCTCCATGAGCGTGAGCGAACTTTACAACTACATCCGCAATCCCAAGGCAGCTAAAGCCCTTGGCTGGAATCTCAACGCGGTCAAACAGGCTATCTGGAAGGCTTCGACCAAACGGGATCAGTGGAAGAACTACACCGCCCACTGGGAAGACTTTGAGCGCGAAATCAAAGAGAATGACCTTTACGCAGGAGAATCGGCTTACCATCGGGCTCAGTTGGTCTATGGATACAACAAGGAGTTTGACGGTAAATTCACCCAGCTAATCGGAAGTCGGGACTCTTCGGATTTCCTCTACGAACGCTACAGCCGCTATGGGGATGTGAACCAATGCTTCGTCATCTTTACCTATGGAGTCGGACAAGGAACCTTCCACACCATTCGCGGTCTCAAGCAGAAGATCTACAATCAGATTCAGATTTCCAACCGCGTGTTGTGCCAAGCCGCCCAAGCCGCCATTACTTCTGGGCTCATTCAGTTGCAAGGTGACGCCGAAGCCATCCAAGACTTTCAATACATTGAGGTCGGGCCTTATACGTTCATCCCTAGCGGGCTGACCCCGATCCAACTTCAACCTCCCGCAGTGGCAACTCAGGGTCTCCCTGTTTACAACCTGATGAGCCAAGTATTGCAAAACAATACTGGCAGTTACCGCTCACGCCAAACAGGATCAGATGGGCAGGCTCGCTCTGCTACGGAAGTAGTCCAGCAGGCCCGCCAAGAATCCACACTGAACGCCGCAGCACTGGAACTCTTTTACACCCCGTATAACAAGCTTCTGACTGAACAATACCGCAGGGCTGTAAATCCGCTTCTAACCGCCAATGATAAAGGAGGACAGCTTGCTCTTGAGTTTCGCAGGCGTTGCGCCCGCAGGGGCGTGAGTGTCGAGCGTATGCGCCAGTTTCTTAAAGTCACAGCCTTCCGCGCCATGGGTGATGGAAGTCCCGTAATGACCGAAATGGCATCCAAGCAACTCATGGAGCTTTATTCCTTGATGGATGAGAAGGGCAAAGAAAATACTCTTCGTTCTGTCATTGCTGGCATCTCTGGTGTTGGCTGGCAGAAGGTCAATCTCTTTGTCTCCGATAAAGGCCCGCGCCGTACCATCGATTACGATATTGCCAATCTGGAAAACGGAAATCTTCGTCAAGGTATCCAGCAGATGGTTCACGACAGTCAAAACCATGCTGTTCATATTGAGGCTCACATCCCGATGATTGCCGAGATTATTGAAGCCCATCGTCAGCAACAGATGGCCGATGAGCAAGCAATGCAAATTCTTCGTCCTGCCGCCGACCACGTTACAGAACATCTTGTCTTGTTTTCTAATAACAGCTTTAGGGCGCAGGAGGTTCGCGAACTCAAGCGCCAACTCCAGAATCTTACGGCTTACATTGATGAGCTAGAACAACAAGTAATCAACCGCATGATGGCCCAACAAAACCAAGCGCAAGAACAGGCCATTCAAGCTGGAGAGCAGTCGCAGGGGCAAATCGATCCTAAGATGGAGATGGAAATGCAAAAAGCGCAACTAAAGTTGGCCGAAATGCAGGAAAAGCGGATGATGAACCAAGAGACACATCAGCAGAAGATGGAGACTATTAGGCAGCAGATGGCTCTAAATGACCTCAAGACCCGCAGTTCTATTCTGGAGAAAACCGCCAAACCCGCAGGCCGACCCCCGATGGCTACAACGGCGTAATATTTATACTAGACAAAGTTATAATCTGAGTATAGTTAGATCTTATTAATGGATTGGACGGATCAAGATGCCCGTGAGTGGGCCAAAACTTGGGCATTGCCCCATATGCAGAAGGGGCTTAAATTCATCTCCAAACGGGTTCGTCCGAAGCGCAGCAGTAGTCCTGTGGCGCAAGGTTTTGATCTGTCGCCAGTGTTCATTAAGAGCGCGGGTTTTTATGAGGGCTCTCAAGAGGTTATGGATCTCATTGAAACTCTTGGTTATGGACAGGTAAATAAACCTAAATTTGACTTGCCAGAACCCTTCTCTCATATAACTTCAGAAGAAACCAACTAATATAACTTATGGCTAATATACTCAACTCCGCCCTCACGGGTGATGCAGACTTCGCTGGAACCATTTTTGGAGGGGCTAACGCCGAACCAGCGCCTGAAGTTCAATCCAATGAAACCCCAACGCCTGAAACCCAGCAAGAACGACCAGCCGCCGAAACCCCGAAAGAGGAAGCTCCCAAAGCGGAGAAAAAAGCTCCCGTTAAAGCGGAAACCAAATCCAAAGAGACCAAGGAAGAGGTAGAGAAAAAAGTTGCAGATATTACCAAGGAAGTGTCTTCGGAGACCACTACAGAGAAATCAAATGAAAATACTTCAGAGGACGATCTTCCCCTCAACCCCCACTTCCAAGACAAACAGGTAGCCGATAAACCTGAAGGAGATGACTCTGAGAAGGGTGTATCAAGCTGGAAAGAAATCAAAGGCGAAATGAAAAAAGCCCGCGAAGAGCGGGATCGCCTCAAGGCCGAACTGGAAGCCACCAAAGAGAAGGTTGGCAAATATGAGGGTGAAACAGTTAAAAGCCTTCAGGATGAGCTTGAGGACTACAAAACTCGTCTTGCAGAGCTTAATCGCGAGCTAAAGACCGCCAACTTTGAAAGAAGCCCCGAATACGTCGAAGCCATCAAACGGCCTCTGGCGGGCCTTCAGGGTGATCTAAAGGCCATTGCAGAAGCCAATGACGCCGATTTCAGTAAACTCTGGCAAGCCCTCACCGAGCCCGATGCCCGAAAGAGAATCGACTCCCTAGAAGACCTGACAGGAGACTTCAAGCGCATGGAGCAGATGTCCATTGTTAAAATGGCAGACAAATACCATGAGTTGGCCCAATACCATGAGCGGTTCCAAAAGGAAGCTGAAATCTTATCCGAGGCCGAAGCCGCCCGAAAAGCCCAATCCGAGCAAGAATTTATTGAGAATGACCTCCGCTTGCAAAAGGCTTTCACGGCAAAAACTTGGACTAATCTGGAAGACCGCTACAACTTCCTCCAAGAAATCGACGGACAGGATGATTGGAATAGTCATATCCGCAATGCCAAGAAAACTGCCGCAGAGACCAATTTGGATCGTTTGAGCGTCGAAGACCGAAGCGCCATCCTTGCACGGGCTGCTGTTGTCCCATTTCTAGAATCGGCCATCAACCACTACACCTCCCAGATGGAGCGGGTGAATGCCGAAAAAGATAGCAAGATCAAGGAGCTACAGACACAGTTAGAAGGTCTGGTTGGAGCTACGCCGTCCCTTGGTAAGGCCACCGAGACCGATAGTAATGACGATGGGGATGAAAATCCCGACAGTCTGATGAATTTCGGAAAATCTATTTTCCGTTAAAATTCTGCTATTGACAACTTAACGCAAATGTAATAGTTTGCACCCAAGACTAAAGTCTGAGTTGGTCGCAGACACCTCGCTGGCGGGTTAGCGCCTTCAAAATTTGTAGCCGTAAATCTCTGGTCGCGGCCCAGAACTCAACAGATAGACGGGCATCCTATGCCTTGATATCAAAACTAACCCTAAAACCAAATAGAAATAAACTAATATGTCAGCACAAACTGCTACTACTTGTGAGGCCATCAATGATAATTTCCAGCGCGAGACTGGACGTATCGCTCTTGGTACTCATCGCTTGGGTCTGTACAAAGACCCCTATCTGCGTTTTGTCACCCAGTCGGCTTTCCCCGACAACATGGGCAAAACGATCACCAACACCATCGCCCAGCGCACGGTTGCCACTGGCAGCGGCTGGGAAGCTATTGGCGTCACTGGCGAAGCTGGTCAGGACAACTCCTGCTTGGCTCCCGTCAAGAAAGTTGGCTATGCCTTCGATCAGAAAACCTTTTCGCTCCGCCATCAGGCGATTGAGTCGGACTGGATCTGCTTGGAAGACGTTCGCACTTCGGCTTTCCCGATTGATGATGTCAACAACTACATCAAGATCCTTGCCGACAACGTCAACAAGGAGTGGATTGAGCGTTACGACAACGACTACTATGAGGCTGTTACCAAGGTTTCCGTTGAGGCTGGCCTCGCTGAGACCACGGGAAGCTCGTTTGGTTCTTTGCCGAATCCGACCTCCGTCCTTACGGTTGGTGTCCTTCGCGAACTCTATGACCGCCTCTACCAGAACAACGCTGGTGATGACGGTGATGCGGTGACCGATGACGGCTCGCCTGTGTTCAACGTGTTTGCCGAACGCGCCACGATTGAAAACCTGATCAAACTCAACGAAGATGTCCGTCAGGACATTCGCTGGAGTGATCGCGTCAACGATCTGCTTGGTGCTAACGGCTCCTCGCTGTTGCCCAAAAAGGCTTATGGTGGATTCGTCTTCCATAGCCGCCCGTTCCCGAAGCGTTTCAACGATGACGGTTCTGGTGGTTACACCGAAGTTGCTCCTTATGTCTCCACGACTGGCGCGACCAAGGGAACCAAGTTCATCATCAACCCCGCCTACAAGGCTGCGAAGTACACCTCCACGGTGATCTTCCATCCGAAGGCAGTTGAGTGGCTTGTGCCGAATCCGAACCTCAAGGTTGGCAAACTTGTCTATGATGCTCAGAACTATCGCGGAGACTTCCGCTGGATCAACGAGTACGACAAGAACTGCAACCCTGACAAAAACAGCGGTTACTGGCGCGCTAAGATGGCTGTCGCGGCGAAGCAGATCTTCCCTGAGTTCGGATTTTATGTCCTACATCTTCGGTGTAATCTTGCTAATGACTTGGTCGCTTGCAGCAGCGGTTCGGGCTACGGCTACCTCGCGTAATAGCTAGTCTCTATTCATCAAGGCTTGCCTTAGAGTAAAATCTAAGGCAAGCTCTATGAGGAGAGAATAACTATTATGAAACTAACTATACCGACTGATTATACCCTGCCTGAAGATGTTGCTGATGGCGACACCTTTGAAGAGCTTGTGACCTTCCGTGTTGACGGAGATTCGCTGGTTCCCACCATGTTGGCTGGCGTCGAGATTGCGGCTGAAGAGGCCGAAGACGAAGACGAGATGGAGAACGAGGCCGCTGACGAAATGGAAGCTGGCGTGTCCCCTATGGCTGGCATGGGTGAGCGAATCATGGGCATGGCTTAAAGGACGGAGACCATAGGCTATGGCTCTCCCTACTTTAGATGCGGTGTTTGCTTCGGCGGCGGATCAGCCCCGAAGGTATATGCTTTCCCAATGGCTGGTAAGAGAATTGGGATCTGGATCTATTGCCGATTACGTTACCCTCCCAGAACGCTATCTCTGGGCCAAGATTGCCGTAGCCGCAGGCGCACCGAGAAGCGAAGCTGATTATATCTCTCTTCCTAAACAGTATGCGTGGAGTGATATCTACAATGCTGTTGCGGGGTTGATTCCTCCATCTAATGTTTTGGTTTCGGGCGCGGGGTCAGCGGTCAACGGAACCTACACTTATCGTGAAGACTACAATGGCAAGCCCGCTTATAATTTGCTTGGCGAAGCAACTGATCCTTTTGCTTACAGAATTGAGTGGCGTGGTGATCGGTGGAGTTTGGTTGAAATTGATGATCCCGCTTATGAGGCGGGAGATGTAGAGTTTCCTTGGCAGGGCATTTGGTCGATAACCAATGGCGATTCTCCAGCCCCAACTCTCACAGAAATCCCGCAACCAACCCCGAACCATACAGACTGGAGCGAAAAACAAGCCTTGGGGCATATTGCCGCCGCCTATCGCGGAGACACGGGCAACCCCGCAAACCTAGCTACCTATATCAACTGGCCTTGGCGTTATCAAGTGGCTTCCATTATTACGTCACTATGAGCATTGAAGAGATTCCAAGACGCAGGGGGATGGAGCGCGGAGTAAAGCTTACGATGAGTGAGTTGATTGCTGGGGTTGCTTTGATGATTACTTTGTTTTCGGCCCTCAATGGGTGGATTGTATTGCCAGAACAAATGAGGCACATCCAAACCAATGATGCTAAACAAGATGCGCGGATTGAAATGATCAACAAGGAAAACCAAGAGAGATCTGAGACCTTGGCCCGAATTGACGAACGCACAAAAAGAATCGAAGATTACTTGAAATCCAAGGGATTCTAGCCTAGCCTTACTTCTACTATGAAATCATTCTTCACCTATCTATTCGGGGTTCCCGCCAAAATTTGGAGCTTCTATGCTCCGATCCTTCGTGAACTCTTTGTGGATGCCGCCGCATCCCTATTACCTCTCGCTCTGGATATTGTTCGCGAGTTGGCTGATTCCAGCAAAACTGGTTCACAAAAACGCGAAGCTGCCGTAAAAAAACTTACCCAAGCCGCTCTTCGCAATGGCATTGATGCTTCCGAGTCTCTGATCCGCTTTACCATTGAATCAGCGGTTCAACGTGTGAAGGTGGAGGAATAATCAAATGAAAGATAAAATCCTAGCATTCCTAGTCTCCAAATCTGGAGGCGTCATCACCCCGCTTATCGCCATGGCTGTGGCAGCGGTTGTTTCAAAGCTTGCCATGATTGACCCCAAGCTGGCTGAATCTGTCGATCAGGTCAGTCTTACGGGATTTGTCGTTGCTCTTATTGTCTCCATTGTTAACTACGTTACTAACGAGATTAACGTCAAGGGGGTTAAGAAGATTCAAGCCTTGGTCAATACAGATGTGGATGGCGTGGCTGGGCCTGTAACCTACACTGAAGTCCGTAGGGCTATTGAGGTGCCTGCTGCCCGCAAGCCAGCCCGCAAGCCCGCCTGTAGCCGCAAGAAACGTCTGTGAAACGTCTTTCCCATGAAGTCCTCAAAGCAATACTCGTCCCCGTCCCTCCCAAAGAAGATCGCAGAAGTTTCCTTGTCCGTCTATTCGGTTCCCTCCGATTCTTTACCAAAGTCAAGCGGAGCGATGCTGGAAAGGCAGGCATCACCATCGGAGTCCGAGGTGGAGCGGATTTCTAGGAATTGGGACATTGGACGCAGAGTCTGCAAATGGTAGATTGGAGAAGTGCCGCCGTGTGGCAATTGATCCTGAAACTACTTGGGCTAGAATTAAAAGATTGCCCAGCGCCGTCCTTGCCGAACTTGTCATCCGAATCCAAGGCGAACTCCGCGCCAGAGTCGAGCGTTTCGGTAGCGTCAAAAAAGAAAGAAAGCCCCGCAATCGAAAGGCTCGTTGAGATAGCATTGTCTCAAGTCGGAGTTAAGGAAGTAGGTGGCAATAACAAGGGTTTAAAGATTCGGGAATACCAATCTGCAACCAGCTTAAAACCAGCAGCTTGGCCATGGTGCGCTGCCTTTACATCGTGGATAATCCGCGAATGGCTTAAAGATCCAGAGGTAGTTAAATGGCTAAACTTGAAAGTTCTTACTCCAGAGAAATGGAGACCCAAAACGGCAGCGGCATTCGGATATATTGAATGGGCCAAATCCCGCCCTGCAACTACCAAGATTCTGACAGAGAAAGCCAAACCCCAAGTTGGTGATCTGGTGATTTTTGACTTCTCACATATTGGAATTGTGGTCAAGGTTGGAGAAAACAATTTCCAGTGTGTGGAAGGGAATACCAACCAGCGCGGCACAAGGGATAGCAACTCAGGTGATGGCGTTTGGCTTAAAACCAGAACACCTTCACTGGTAAGAAATTACATCAGAATCAATCCATCGAAAGTGCAATGAAGGACGAGGCAAAACCCCGCAAGAAAAAAGTCTACCGCAAGCCCGAAATAAAGTCCTGTTTCTACTGTGGGTCGGAAAAGATTGAACGTTTATGCATGGGCGGCGTCAATATCATCCGATGCAAGAATTGCGGAGAAATCCAAGACTAAACTCATGGCCGTCCACGACGAAAGGCTCCAAAAGGTCTTGGACAAGCTATCGAAAGATCTGGTTGAATATTTCGATTCTGGGTTTATTGTGGCCACATTTGAAGAGGGACAGGAAACAAAGAACGCCTTCATTAAGTTTGGCAATGACTACGCCATTGAAGGACTGGTCTCTAACATCCATGATATCCTTTATGGGCAATCGGAAGAAGATGACGATGATGACGATTTGGATGATGGCGATTTAAAGAAGGTTATCAAAGATTCTTAATATGGCCAATGGATTACTATCCTTCAGCTTGCCCGAAGAACAGGTTGAGTTTGAGCAAGCAGTTAAGGCGGGTGATATGTATTGCGTTCTTAATGACCTTGATAACGAGCTACGCAATCATCTCAAGCACAATGCTTATCCTCATTGGAATAACGCTACTGTTGAAGAGATTCGCCAAATTTTGAACGATTTGATGGCAAGTCGGTCTATCCATTTTAACTAAACACAACACATGACTACAGTCTATATCTGTGGGCCTATGCGCTCAATTCCAAACCTCAACCACCCCGCTTTTTTTGAAGCCGAAGAAGCTTTGCTGAAGGCGGGACATAAAGTAATCAACCCCGCAAGAATGGATCAGGTTCTTGGGCTAGATCCCCACAACTCTCAGATGGACGGCAAGTTCATTGAGGAGGCGGCAAGGCGCGATATCGACGCCGTCTTTGAGTGCGACGAGTTGGTTCTCCTTCCGAAGTGGGAGAAGTCCAAAGGAGCCAGAGCGGAAGTTGCTGTAGCCCAATGGCTGGAAAAACCCTTGCGTCTTTACCCATCTATGGTTAAGTTGGAGAAAGAAGATGTGTGCGACATTGCCAAACGTCTTACTTCCTATGATCGCCAGACCGACTACGGAAGCCCGATTGAAGATTTTACCAAGCAAGCCAAGATGTGGGGAGCCATCCTTGGGGTGAATGTGACTCCGCAACAAATCGCCATGTGCATGATCGCCGTCAAGCTTTCCAGACTCACCAACTCACCCCGTCATAAGGATAGTTGTGTAGACATTATAGGCTATGCGCGGTGTTTAGATCTTTGCAACCAAGCAACCTCTCTATGAGCAAAAAAATAGCAGTCCTTTCGGACTTCCACTGCGGCCATCGTGTCGGGCTTACCCCCACAGGTTGGTTGCCCGAAAAAGATGAAAACGGGGAAATCCCGCTCTGGGCGCAAATCAACAAAGCCCACTGGACATGGTATGCCCGCGAGATTGCGCGCAACGGCCCCTACGACATCATTTTCGTCAACGGAGATCTGGTGGACGGTAAGGGGAAGAAAAGCGGGGCTACGGAGCTTCTAGCCCCCGATATGGAGGATCAGGCGGATATGGCCGTAAAGATCATCCGTCAAATCCCGAAAACAAAGAACTGCAAGATTTTAATCACCCGTGGAACTCCATTTCATGTATCCTCAAGTGATGGCGAAGACTGGGAGAACGTTATCGCAGAACGAGTGGGAGCCACTATCTCCGACCAACTCTGGATTGAAGTCGAAGGAATCGTCTTTGATCTCAAACACCACCCAGCAGGAGGAGGCGGGCTTCCCCATACCCGTCACACTGGGGTTGCTAAGGACCATCTTTGGAACAGTCTACTATCTCAAAGTGGAGAACAGCCAAATTCTAATGTTATTTTACGCTGCCTCTCTGAAGACACAGAAATTCTTACAGATAATGGATGGAAAACAAAAGACACTATTTCTGGAAAAGATTTAGCTCTCACGTTGAGCCTAGATCGGGATAAGTTGGAATGGAATGTTATTAACGCAATAACGGTTCAATCTTCCGACAAAGAAATGGTTCATGTTCGGGCCAAAGGATACGAGTCGCTGGTTACCAATGACCACACAATGATATTCAGACCGTCTGGTGTTAAGGGCAAATGGCAAAAAACTCAAGCCGAAGACCTAATCCACAGAAAATTGTTTCAAGTTCCTGTTTCGGGATTTTTAGATCGCAAGGGGGTTGATCTTTCAGATGCGATGATAGAGCTTCTTGCGTGGGTAATTGCAGAGGGCAATATGGATGCAGGCAATGCATCTAAGGGGAACGCCGAAAAAAATAACGTGAGACTATTTCAGCGAGTTAGCAAAGCTGGTATTGTTGAAGACGTTCTGATCCGAGCAGGTGTTCCGTATACCAAAAACATTAGAAAATCAGACATGAATAGGCCCATTGAAACGCACAATGGTAAAACTTACTATACCAAAGAAGATATTGTTGTTTTTTACATAAGGCAACCCATTGGTAAAAAAATCATTGAAATGCTCAACGGTGAGAAAAACATACCAAATTGGTTGATGGATATGAATGCTCATCAATTTAATGTTTTTCTAAAAGCGTATGTTCTTGGTGATGGTCACATTGAGGGGCGTTGTGTTAATAGACTTTGCGGTAAGATATTCACAGCCAACAAGGACTTGGCCGACAAACTGCAAATTCTTCTTATTACCAATGGTTATAAATCTTATGTGAGTCCGCGTGAAAAATGGGGCAAGACAACTTACATTGTTGGTTTTTCGGAAAAACAATACATTCGCATTCAGCGCCCAAAACACAGAAAATCATACTCCGTGCTTGTTGATAAAGTTGAATACACTGGGGAAACGTGGTGTGTTTCGACAAATAATGGAACCCTTGTTACTCGCCGTAATGGTCGAGTGGCAATTGTCGGAAACAGTCATGTCCACTACCACAACTTCTGCGGAGGCCATGACTGGATTGCCATGACCACCCCAGCCCTCCAAGGAGCAGGCAGCAAGTTCGGAGCCCGCCGCTGTGTGGGTAAGGTAGACTTTGGCTTTATCACCTTCATCGTAGACAAAGGATCATTTTCATGGAAACAACACATAGCAAAACTAGTAGAACAAAAAAGTCCGCTCCTAAAATTGTAATCTCATCATGGGATAAGGTTTGGGAGTCCATTGGCAAGGATAGCGAACTCACCACCATTGAGGCAATGAACGCCGAAGGATGGAAAACAGTCAGTCA